TCGTCTAATTCGTATGTAGGAGAGTACCCTACTTCGATAGAGTGAATATCATCAGAATATTTCTTATCTCTAGTTATTATTGAAGCGTATTGAGATAGGGTGCTTCCGCTAACAATACTACCGGTATTATCTGTTCTAATCTTACCTATAGAAGAAGTATAAGCAGTTAAAGGACCTGCGTTGAAACTTCCAGTAGTTCCTCCTCCAAATGTTCTTACATATAAACCGCTAATATTACTTCCTGAACCGATAATATTATTATCTGTAGGTATACCAAAAGATGCTATCAATGCTTTTAACCCTCTTTCGGTTCCTTTGGTCTTAAGTAAGTAAGGTAAGTTATGGTATATTCTTTTATGTATATCTGTTCTGTAGTTTTCAGTAGATACTGGGGTATCAGAAGCTGCTATTAAATTAGTGACGGTATCACTTCCAGTTTGATAACTTTGACCAGAATATATGTCAAATAAACTTTCTGCAGATCTAACGTTGTTATATATCTTTACTCCAAAGTTTTTAAGTAAATCTTGAATTAAATCTTTTGATGCTCCAAAATCTAATCTATTATCATTATCGTATTTATCGGATAATGCTTTTGAATAGATGTATAAGTTATCAAAATGTTGAGCAAGCATGTGAATAAAAGTAGAATATTTAGCACTTTCATTATCGTCTCTTATGTATTCTGGTACTGTGTTAATAAGTAAATTAGGGTTTTCATCGTCGTATTTACTTCCACTTGACTGTTCACCTCCAAAGTATTCAGTAACAAAAGATCCTGTGGCAGAACCTGTTGCTTGTATGTAAGGTTTAGTTTGAGGAGATTGTTTTGGCCAAGATGTTGATCCACTACTAAAGTATAAATGTCTATCGTAATGATCGAAATTATTAATAATACCATCGAGTTTATCTTTCCAAAATAAATCACTACCACTTACAAACGTTGTACTACCGCTACTTCTTGCTACTGCAGCTTGAGAAGAGGATACTTGGTATTCTTCTATCAAGTTAAGTTTAAATTGAAAATTCTTTAAACGTTCTTTTATAGAACTAAAATGAGCGAAATTACTAAAGTCAGTATAATCTATACTAAGGCTAATACTTTTTTCACTGAATAAACTGTTAAGTTCTCTGTAGCTATTATTAATTGGAAAATCAAATAATTCTTGATAATTAAGGTATGAGGTTGGAGATGCTGATTCTTCATCTGTAATGATAAAGTTAGGACCTTTCAGGTAGGGTACCTTTATTGGGTCTGGAATAAATTTAGCATTAACTTGATATGCAACACTATCTGCTACCTTTTTCTCAATAGTCAATACAGTCTTCTCTTCAAACTCTTCCGGGAGAGCTTCATATAGTTTTACAATAACAGCTTTATAGTCTCTATAATCTTCTGTTTTTATATTAATAGCAAGAAGAAGTTTATTGTTTCGAGTGTTAAGTCTAAAGTCATCGTAAAAAGAATTAGACTCTAAGTCTTTTATCAATCTATCAGTGTAGATAGTAATATCGTTTGAGCTAACTTCAGTAGATAGTAACCTTAATTCTGTTCTATCTTCTGAGATAGTTTCAATAAAAAACTTACCTCCTTGATTAGTTTCACTATAATGGTTATTTAAAAAATTATAAACTACTTTTATAGAGTTATTACCAAAACCGTTATTTATTACGTCGTCTTTTGGGTTAAGTTTAATTGTAGAAGGACTTCCATTTACTGCAGTTCCGCTATCTTGATTAGTCTGTATATTAACAGAGTCATATATTGAATCTATTAGATTGTCATCTAAATCTAAAAAGTGCGTTTCTATCTTATCCTCTTTTAAATTAACACGGCTGTTAAGGTTAAAATTAGATGATAGCTGTGTATCCCCGGCTGCGTAGTTCTCTTCTCCGGGTACTCCTATTGCTTCTATAGTGTAATTTATTGCCATTCTTTAATAGTACTTTCTTTCCCAAGATTGAGATCTAGGTCTCCATAAGTAGTCTTTACCGTCGTATTTTTTTATTTCGTTAGGTCTAAGACCAGGTTTACCGAAAGGTTTATACTGTCTTTCATCTACTACTCTAGCTTGAACTGTTTTTACAGGTTCAGGAGCTTCTATTCTCTGTTCTCTTACTTGTTCTACTTTTTGATTAAGTTCTGCTAAAACTTTAGCATTATCTTTAAATCCAGTACCGCTACTGTTTACTGAGGCAGCAAGTTCTGTTTGAGCCTCTATCGAAGCTATATTCTGTTGAAGTAACCTTTCTCTTAGGTCTGCAATTTCATCTAATAAAGGTTGTACTTCTAAATTTTCTTGTTCCAATTGAACCATTTTAGAGCTTTCTCTAATAAGAAATTCATGAGATTCTACATTACCTTGAGATGGAATATCATAAAATAGTTTAGAGTAAAGTCTAAACAGTTCATTAACTGTATCGTTTTCTTCTGTTGTTTCTTCTACGAAGCTTGTAAACTCTCTACTTACTGTCTTACTTAGTTCTTCGTTGTTGTATACATTTCTAGATAACCTTACTTTAGCCATTTCTTACTATTTTAAATACGTTATCATTATCAAAAGTACAGGTGTTACCGTCTATTTCAGATCTTACAAGTAGTCTATAGTATCTTTCTGGCTGTAAACCGTTCATAAATATATCTAAGTATGGTCCAGAGCTATCACAACTAATTTTACTGTAATTAGAATTAAACGGAATTACAAGATCTTCTGTAAATTCATCTTTAAGAGCGTAAACTGATCCGCTGTTTAGCGCATAATTTGTTTTATATATACTTCCGGTAGTAAACGTTCTTGATGGGTACTTTGGTCTAGCATGTAATCTAAATCTCTGTTTACCTACATCAGGGTATCTACCGCTGTTGTTTGTTACTTTAACATGTGCTATTGGATTAGTAAGAATACTAAGGCTACCTGTTACATAGCTTTGGTCGTTCCAGGTAAACGTTAACGAAGGAGGGTATATAGTATTAGTGTTGGCACTATAAAACTTATGTCTAATAGAAGAGGAAAGGTTAAATTCTATACTGTCATGGAACTTAAGAATAAACCCGTTATTGGTTAGGGTGCCGCTATAATGCATATCAACAGCATTAGTAACATCCATAAATATATCTACGTCGTCGTTAGTTTCAAAGCTTTGAGAAGATTCTAAATTTACTCCTGATGAACCTGTAAACCAGTTTCCTCCTCCTGTATATGTAGCGTTATATGATCCAGTTGTTCCTGCAGCAAACTGACCTTCAATATTCCAGGCACCAGTTGATTCAGGTTTTGTAAACTTCCAAGAAGCTCCTGATTTATCTGCTGAACCTGAGTTAAGATCATCTGCGTATTTACCTATACCTCCATCCCAATACATACTAACTGGGTAGCATTCAATAGAGTGTGATACAGGTGTTTCATAGGCAGAAGCTATAAACATTTCTATACTAGCAGTCCATGCACTAGCTCCTACTTTATTATTAAGTACGTCTTGTATTTCAGTATCTTTAAAATGAATCAATGTTCTAGAGGTTTGACCGATTTCCTGTATCGGGTATCCTCCTATTTCTAACATTTCATCATAGCCAGCATTACCTGTTGCTACTTCTGTAAAGATAAAAGTATCTTTGTCGGGAAAAATTTTATATACTGCCATTCTATAATGTTGTTACTCTACCTTTAATATCTACCTCTGGGTATTTAATTTCAAATATACAAGGATCGTATGAAGGGTATATTATGTTATTTTTTGTAGCACCAACTATGTCGTATCCGTAAGTAGTATAATCACCGTCGTTAGATGTTAGGTTAACTACCTCAACTTTCTGTATAGTTTGTGTACCTTTAATCTTATCTAAAAGAGTATATATTTCAGATAGGTTGATAGGTTGATTTATACTTCTTTTATCTACTCTAAAGTATTCCTGTATAGCTACGTTACATTGTAGTAGTATATCTCTACTAGCAAAGTTAGGTCTAACTATTACTTCATAATTAACTCCAATGTTAACTACAAATGCATCTTTTATATTTATGCTATCTGTGAGTAACATAAATTCAGCTAAGTATGTTTTAAGGTTATCTTTTAATGTTGCTGTCGCAGGAGATAGCTTCTTTTCATTATTATAACCTAAAACATATAGAGATAATGCTAAAGGATTATTGTCTACTATATTGTTCTGTCTACTACTATTAGTAAGCTGATCTTGTATTACGTAAGCTTTTGCTACGCTACCGTATTTAGCTGGAAGCGATAATGCTCTAACAGTATAGTCTTGCAGGGTTACTACTCTATTTTGACTATTAAAAGATCTCAGTGAGTTTTCTCTAAGTTCTTCTACACTGTCTCCATCTCTACCACCAGAAGCTGGTTTAGAGTTATTTACTGAAACACTACTTGTATTGGTTCCGGCTATCTGTAGTATATTTGTAATAGTATTAGCAGGAACATTAGACTCTATTCCTCCTCCAACTAAATACTTGATATCAAGATTTGAGGTAGGAGCTGATCCATATGACTTACTATATGTAAAGTTTGAAGGATCATAAGCTGTCGTTAGTGAACCGGTACCGTTATAGTTCGATGAACCTTGATTAGTAGAGTTTCCTATAGTAGAAGCGTCAGGTAAAATTGTAGTATCGTCGCTAGAAAGAGTTCCTGCTCCAAATTGTAAATCCAAGTCACCGTTTGATTTAAATCTTGATACAAATCTATAAGGAACTTTGCGTAAATTTATTACATAAGGCACAGCGTTAGAGTCTGCTGCTGCATTAGCTTCATCTAAAAATACTGTATCTTGACCTAGAAATGGAACTTCAGTCCATACTTTACCATCAGAACCGGTAACATTAAGTATACCTATAATATTTGTATCTGATAAAGTGACGGTTTTAAATTTTTCTGCTCTAGTTATTGCAACTGTTTTAGTTTTAACTCTACCTGAAAATGCCTTTACTTTCTTAGTTAATTTAAATTCTATCGGATTATTGTCATCATCAACTCTATTAATGAGTACTTGTGTAGGGTTATAGGAGCTACTAAATGAAAAGTCTACTGGGCTATCAATAAGAAAGTCTGTTTTAGAACTATCTACTGATTGTACTATTGTATTAGCGTTCACTTGAGGAGCTAAAGACCAGTTAGGTACAATGTCTCCAGAACCGGAAGCAGCTATAATAACGCTTAAATCTAATTCAACTTCTGATACACCTGTTACTTTAGGTTTATAACCCATCATGTAGGCAAGATTGAATAGATTCTTTGGATCTTTAGCGTGAGTTAAAAAAGTTTCTTGAAGTTGAGAGTCTTGGTAAAATGATAATACATCCCCTACATAAGAAGCCATTTCAATAAACATCATTCCAGGGGAAGATGGTGCGAAATCATTATAACTATCAGGAAAGTAGTTTTTAGTATATTCGATTAACTGTTCTCTGAAGTCAGAAAACTCTCTATTATTGTATTTTATGTCTCTTAGTTCTGCCATTACTCTATGTTTATTAGTACTTCGTCTTGAATATTTGCATCTTTAATAGCGTATCTCATAAATAAAGATACTACATGAGTATCAGGGTCAGAGAATAACTCTAATCTAGTTGGTATAACTCTTGGAAAAAAAGTACTCAAATCATTTTTTACCAGACTCTTTATTTCTTCTAAAGCGTTTTGAGTTATATTCTCAAATAATAGTTCTCTAATACCACTACCAAAAGTTGGATTAAGCATTCTTTCACCTTTATTAGTTAAGAAGTAATTAATTAAATTTATCTTTAAAGCATCTTTGGTTTGGAATGTAGAGTTAAATACAGCTTGGCCAGAAAAAGGTAAGTCTAATCCAACTGCTTTTCTTGGTTGTCTATCTAAAGGGTTTATCTTCTTAACGTCTAATGCCATTAACCTAATCTGTTTTTATCTTTTTCGTATGATTTATCTAGTACTGCTTTAGCTTTACTGACAAAATCTAATTTACTTATATCGATACCGGGCATTGGGCCTTTATTTTCTGTCATACCCATGCTTTGTGCCATTCCTGAAGCAAAATTAGGTTTCTTAACCATAGAT